GAAGGAATCGTGTTTGTATCGTAAAGACGCTTACTATCTTCTGAAAGTTTAGTAACTACAACGGGATAATCCTCGTATCCATTCATCAACTCAAATTTAGCATAAGGTTGTACCTCGGAGTCACTTGAAAGTTCCCTATGGAATATAGTTTCGTAAATACCCTCTGAATTATCTTCTTCGTCAATTAATCGCTGATACCCATGTACTATTTCAATTAACTCATCTGCTGTATATACAGCATTAGTTAAATTCGTTTCAATAACTGGTGATCCAATTTCATTACGCTCAATGCTATTTGAATTTACGCCGCGATAATGTTTAATTACATAATCAACAAAATCCTCGTTCCAACCGTCGGTTGCGACTTTATTTTCTAATTCTTGTGCGGTATAATAAGTACGCCAAAAACAAAAAGGTGCTCTTTGTGGATCTGTTACATAAGAAGGGAAAAAGAAGTCCCCGTCAGGTGAAAGAGTTTTAATTTCTGGTGCATCCACCTGCCTACGAACTACGGGCAGTTCTGTAATGCCTTTTATCCGCAGTTCTTGGACTGCTTTTTTAGCTTTCTTTTCTGTTAAACCGTCAAAAGAAAGCATAAGTGCTTGTTCAACTTCTTCATCAGCAAAACCAGACATAAACATATCCATTGCTTCTTGAGAATAACCAGCTATTTGTTGAACGGTAAGTTCTTGAATAATTCGGCGATCTTCGCGATGCCATCCTACATAACTAATAAGTAAGCCACGCTCAAGTAGGTAATTTGCACCCAGTTCCATTTCTTTTTTAAAACGTGGAATATAACCAGAAGATACCATCCACTTTAAGAAGCTTGATACCACTTTAGCTCTGCCCATGTCATCACTGGATACTGGAAATGCCCGAATATTGGCTCGTGATAAAGAAGCAATAAACAAAGACACAAGGCGACTTATTCGCTCATCAATAACATGGCTTTCCATGTCAGACGCACCCTCCCACGGAAAAGCATCCGCTCCATGCTTACGCAGGTCGGGACTTTTGCCAGCCCAGAAATTACGCCTGTCGTCATAAGAAGAACGGCAAAGGTCAAAAAATGACGATAACTCCGTTGTGGTTCTTTCGTAGGCGTTTCGTAAGACTGTTACATTAGGTTTTTTGCTAACATAAGTTAGCTCTTCCGAAATAATTTGATTGTCCATACTTAGCTGGTTATTTTAACATATAAAGCAAGACATCTAGCAATGAATTAATATTATCAAAACTATATGAAAAAAATTCCACAAATTCACTCATCTTCGTGAAGGTATAATATGGTGATATGTAGCATGGTTGTTGGAATTATCTACTTGGACATAAATATATTTTCCTTGTAAATTTTTAGCAATATATAGTTTGGCTTTTACGGGCACGGTTGTATTTAAATCTGGTATTCTTGTCAATACAAAATTTGGGTTTGGCATTAATCGTACCACGCGACCCCGATATATTACTGGTACAGGAATAATGCTGTCAAATACTATCTGACCATCTTCATTGATCCAAGTATTTTTACCCTTTCCAGTAATCATTTCTTCTTCAAGATTTTGAAATGCTAAATCTTGAGCTTTTTCAAAAGAAATATCAAATTCCTCTGCTATTTGTTTTAACCTCTTCTTTGCCATTAGTAACCTCCTATATTTTTCCTTGTAACTTGTAGTGATTGTGCATTTACGAAATCGGGTCCCCGACCATCGTTAGCCATTCTAAAATATCTTAATACATCAAAAAAGTCCTTTAAGCACTCATCTGACTTACCATTTGCGTTATAATGCACTATGGATTCAATTAAATTGCCGCAATCCTTGTGAATATAACATCTGGGCATATTAGCTAAGTCAATTTTAGCGTTTTCGTTGTAATCAAACCATTCGTCCAGTTTAATAATGCCTTCTCGTTCTTGTTTGCCGCTAGAAGGAACAAAATCCATTCCGCAATCAGAAAAAGACAAAAATAAATCCTCATTGTTTTCGTTTTCTCTAGCAAAATATCTTGAATCACCAATTCTTTCAAAGACTCTTAGCCCTTCTTCTTGTTCTATTTCTTTGAATAAATCCGAATATCCAGCAATATCATACCCAATTTTCTTAGAAGCGGGTCCAAAACGCCATCTAGGATCACCAAAAATAGCCCATTCGCCGTATGTATTAAGATCTGGGAACTCTTTTTTAATGTATATTTCACCATCCTCGTTTACCGCTCCCCAAATTGACGTAAAATTTCTATTTCCTGCGGGGTCAACTACTTGGTACGTTGTAAACTTTTCAGTATCGGTAATATCTGGAAATTTCATACCGTATTGATTTGGTTCGTCCGACAATACGTTTACAGAAGTGCTAAACTTAGGAAGTAGCGATGTCATACTTCTTACAGGATAACCATAAGCACGACATAGAATTTGCTCATCAGTGGATTGTTGCAAATCTTTCTTTATTCGGTCATATCCCCCAAATGGGTTTTCATCAGAATGCAAGTAAACTACTCCAGCATCACGATTCGGACTGTATTGTTGGACGGGAAGTTCTCTATCTTTCAACAGAGATGCCTTTCGGGTCTTTATCGTTTGTGCACCCTTCAAATATTCAGCTACAAAGGATGTATATCCATCAATTGGCGTAAAGCCAAGCAACATTTTGCTATCTCTGGTAGCTAAACGAAATCTTAAAGTATTAACTAGCGAAGCATCGCCCAGATATTCATCTAGCCAAGCCCCGATATTTAGTTCTGGGTTGTTTCTAAATCCAAACTCAAATCCCTCTAGGATAGTCTGATTGTTGCTGAACTGCGTATAGGTTTTAAAGTCCACCCTAGTTCTAGTGTCAGGAAATATGAAACTAGCACCAGTAAAACCATTTTGCATACTAAAATTAATATAGCCTTCAATACTTTTAGTTTTTTTCTTAAATTCTTTGGGCATCATTTCCCATACAGCGGCTTGCTGAACTTTGACTGATGTGTCCGCATTTTGGCTAAAGCATACAACGTGTCCGTCGGGATTCGTAGTTACCGCTTCCATTAGGAGCTTTGCACAGCCAGTAGTTTTTCCGCTACGATTACCCCCAAATGTAATTACCTCGTTGTATTTTCCAATTGCATTGCGAATTCTGCCCCAACCATCAAGATCAAAACCACTGCGAAGCGGATCTTCTATGCTGGCACAAATAAGATTTTCGTGAGCTTCATGTAGATTAGCTAACAGTTTTGGGTCAACTTCAGCTAGAGCTACGATTTCTTCGTCCGTAGGTGGCTTGAGTATTGGATGCTCCGTAAAACTAATCATCAGTATCTTCTGTATCCCATATAACTTCTACGTTGTCATCTCTAAAATCTAGCGAAGCTTCTCTAATAAGCATTCTAGCTACTGAAACTGTTGTGTATTCGGATTGAACTTCCCCCTCTTCATCCAGCACAATAATGCAGTAATTGGGGTAATGCTCCCCAAGTATTTCCTTTAGCTTATCAAGAATCTCCTCGTCCATCGCCCTCCTCGGTTACAATTTCTGCCTCTATAATTTTAGCCTTTTTGATGCGATCTTTAGCGGATTTAACAATATCGTCATAATCCTCCTTAGTGTACACTTTTCTGCCCTCGGTAATATTAGTAACTTCACCTCTAGCCGTCATAGCCTCTCTATTGGCATTGGCTTTGGCTATTGACAGCTCCTTTAAATCCCGAAAATTGACCTCCATTTCGGGGTCATTGTCCATGCGATCACGCACCTTCTCAATTAAATCTTCTTCTAGGCTACTGAGATTCATGTAGTTTTTGGCTGACAGTTTACCACTAAGCTCCCGAAATGTGCCTAAAGCATCTGAGTAATCAGTCAGTACACTTATAATTGTTTCCCTAGCGTACCCGTATTTCTTGACCAATTTAGTC